TCCGATCTATGCACCGCCTTCCGCCCGGGCCCGCCGCGGCAGGCCTTGCCACGTACCAGCGGCCCGGCTTTCGGCGGTGCTTGACGGGACGAACGCGTAACCCGTTGAGGCGACACGGGTTGCGGCGATGGCCGGGAGGCTTGAGGCCACCCCCGGAGGCCCCCCAAGACCTGAGTGGTTGGTTGTCATAACTGTCCCTGGAGTTTCCAAAAACTCCGGGTTTCCCGTGGTTTTCCTCCACGCGGTCGCCCGCCCGGGGTTTTCCAACCCTCTAGCGCCGCGTGGTTCTGGCGGCAAGAAAACCACGCCTGAGTTTCTTGCAAGACGCCGGGTGCATTGGTCTGTATGGCCAACCCAGCATCTCTCACTGACGACGTCCTGAGGTGGACCGTCCGGCCGTCCGCCAGGTCTGCCGATGAGATCCTGGCCCGCATCCGCCAGCTGAGAGAGGTCCGCCCCCCTGCCCTGAACCTGATGGAGATGCGCGAGGTCGCTCCGGTAGTCGGCGTGGAGCAGTCTCCAATCGCCCGCTACCAGACGAGCCTGCCGCTGACTGACGTCCAGGCCGGATTCGCCAACCGCAAGAGGACCATCCTTCGCGACGTTGAGCGTGGCATGGAGCAGGGTACGCACACCTGGTACCACAACGAGCCGCTTCGCCAGCAGTTCGTCATGGAGCTTGGCGAGGGAGAGGGCAATCGCCAGTTCGACCTGTTCACCGCGATGGTGGCTGGGTCGTCTTCCGCAGCCCCTGTGCGGTCCAACACCCGCAAGGCCAGCTGGTACCGGCAGAAGGCTCTGGAAGGGCTGTTGCCGTCTGACATCGACTCAAAGGCTGCAGCCAAGGAGTGGCTCGCAGACAACCCGCCTCCGCCGGGTTACGGGTCAGTGGCCAGCATCAATGATGCGATGTGGGCGAGCAGGTTCCTTGGGGGCGATCAGTTGCATCGCGCTTCTGAGCCTGGGGCGGCCCACAAGATCCTCTCGTTCCGAGAAAACCTGAGAGGCAACCTGGCCCCGTGGACCGGCGACCGACATGAGGGGGCGCGGCTGGGCGTTCCGCAGGTCTGGAACAAGCGGGAGCAGGCCTACGCCAAGGGCCAGCTAACGCCGAACGACTACGTGGTGGCCGAGCGGATGATGCAGCGACTGGCTGACCAGGCTGGGCTGTCGCCGGCAGAGCTGCAGTCGGCCCGCTGGATGGGCGGCGCGCACGTAACGGGGGTGGAGTCTGGAGATCCCACATTCCCGCATGCCGTGGAGGCGACAGCCGCGGAGCAGGGGCTGCGAATGGGCGAGACTCCAGCCTGGGTCCTCCGCAACTTCATCCGCAACGGCGGGCTTTTGTCCGTGCCGGCCATGATGCCCCGGGAGGATGAGTGATGCCTTCCCGCCTCTGGAACGACGTTTGTCATATCGCAATGATCCTTAGGGGGTCTGATGTGAGGCGCGCCGATGGCTGATCTCAGCAAGCTACGAAAGCTGATATCAGAGACTGCGGATGCTGCCCGTGGGTCGATCAGGGCGTACCACGGTAGCCCGTATGACTTTGACAGGTTTGACGCCAGCAAGATTGGGAGAGGCGCCGGAAGGCAGGCTTATGGTCATGGGTTCTACTTCTCTGACTCCGAGCCTCTTGCGGAGGTGTACCGCAGCAGCACATCTGCGCTGCACCGCACCCCGGAGGAAGACGCTATGGAGCTGTGGCGAAGGCAGTCAGAGCTGCAGGGCGACCCAAGGCGCGGCGTTCTATCGGCAATAGATGTGGCACAGGAGAGCATGGAAGAAGCAGCCGGCATGCCGATGGCGGAGCAGCGATGGGATGACATCCTTCAGCACCTTTACGGGATCGACTACCGGCAGCCTCTGCCGAAGCGATCCGGGGCCATGCTGGAGGTTGAGATAGGTGTCCCAAGAGAATCGCTCCTGGACTACGAAAATCCATTTAGGTCGCCTGCGGGGGCCACGGCGGCGAGCGTTCTCTCGCGAGTCGCGCCTGGTGCTATTGATGCAGACACGCTGAGGAGAATCCAGGCGGGGCCGGACAGGCTGGCGATCTACCCAGACCAGGTCGAACGGTCGATAGCTGCGAGGCGCATTCGCAAGCTCGCGGAAAACCCAAACGGCGCTGCCGAGTTGTTCAAGGCAGGGATTCCAGGAATCCAGTACGTAGACGATTCCATGGTGTCATCCAAGGGCATTGGCCCGGCACGCAACTACGTGATCTTTCCGGGCGGCGAAGATCGTATCCAAATCCTCCGCAAGTACGGCCTCCTACCGCCACTCATGGCCCCTGCCCTGATGCAGGACGACCAGTGATGGATGACCCCTACTACTTCCTCTTCTCAGACGACTGGATGGAGGACTGATGGACGAGAACGGCGACAAGATCCGCAAGCTCAAGGGCCTGTGGGCAAACGTCCACGCCAAGCGTGAGCGTGGCGAGAAGCCCGCCAAACCTGGGGACAAGAGTTACCCAGACCAAAAGCAGTGGGAGAAGCTCAGTGGCAAGTGAGGACAACATCCGCCGCCTCCGATCCCCGGCGTGGACTCGCAAGGAAGGCCAGGACCCGGACGGCGGGCTCAATGCCAAAGGCCGTGCGGCCTACAACCGTGAGACTGGCGGGAACCTCAAGGCGCCTCAGCCGGAAGGCGGGCCTCGCCGAGATTCGTTCTGTGCCAGGAGTGCCGGACAGATGAAGATGTGGCCAGAGGCTGCCAAAGACCCCAACAGTCGGCTACGGAAGGCCAGGCGGGCCTGGAACTGCTGACAGACCGAGGTGCCGCGATGGTATGCAGATGCTGTGGTGACCAACCCCCACCGTGTCAAACAGACGAGGAGTGCGAGCCTTACGTTGGCTGCCTAGATCCAGAAAATCATATCGTTTACTTCTTGGGCAACGTGTTTTGCTGCCCTGAGGGCTATGACTACATAGGCAACAGCGGCGGCGATTGCCTGCGCGTTCCGGAAGGGAGCGCGGGGGACGATGACCGCGTGCCTGCCTTAGATGCTTTGTACGGCATTGCACTGTGTTGCGATGGCGTGTGCAAGAACACTGTTCAGGACACTGGCGCGTGCTACGAAAACCCCGGCCCGGACGAAACCTGCACAGAGCAGTTCTACGACGATTGTCAAAGGGCAAACCAGAGCAACCAGTTCTCCTTGTGTGACGCATGCCCACCGTAACGATTCGCCTTTCAGCCCTGCAAAACTGGGCCCACATGAGGCCTCCAGGCTACGTGGAGGATGTGGTTTCCAGGTCGCGGCTGCGCCCTGACGGGAAGCTGGAGCTGCCGATTGAGGAATACGAAGCCCTGCGGGCCAAGTATGACTCTCAGCCGCCTGGCGGTGCCGGCACAGAACTCAAGGCGATCCTGAACGGCATGGGGTTTAAGCGCCGCAAAGGCTGCAAGTGCGAGCGCCGCGCCAGGTTCATGGACCGCATGGGTGTTGAGTGGTGCCTGCAGAACATTGACACAATAGTTGGCTGGCTCCGGGAGGAGCATGGCCGGAAGAAGACCGTGATTCCATTCATGCGTCTTGCCGCAGAGCAACTCGTCCGGCTTGCGATTCGCCGCGCGAGGAAAAAGGGCAATAGGTAACGGAGGACCACCATGGACGAAGACGAAGGCGTTTTGGCTCAGATCCGTCGCGAGCAGGCTGCTGTGGGGCAGCAGCGTGCCCAGGATTACTACCGCAGGCTCCGCGAGCGAGGAGACGCCATCGACTCCATGGGCGGCGTCCACCCAGCGGTGACGGCCCAGATGGGCGCTCGGCAGCACTTCGGCCAGCTCAGCGCCGCCGCGGGCCAGGTCAACAGCGTCATTGACGGCGAGATGAAGTCCCGTGCTAGCCAGGCCCGGGAAGCCCGCCGCCTAGAGCATGAGAAAGAGCTGATGCGGATGAAGAGCCAGTCGGACATCTACGGCGCGGCCATCCGTGCCCTCATGATGAGCTGACGATGGACTTCCGCTGGCGTGTCCCACTGCATCCGGACGATGCGGCGTACAACCGCAAGGTGTACGAAGACGCCCGCGCCGACGTTTCCGACATCGAATCCGCCCAGCGATCCCTAGATCTGCACCGCCTGGCCCATGTCGCCGCTGGGGCCCGGCACGCCGAGAGGATGATGCGCCAGGGTCAATACCCCGGCTTGTCTGGTCGCGAAGTTGACCAGGAGATGGCGGCCCGGGATGGGGTGCGATTCGCGGACCGCAGCGGTGCAGCCGGCCGCAGCATGCAGCTTGGGTATCTCGGAGGTCTTGCGCGGGCCGGCGAGTGGGCGTCGTCTGAGCCAGAGAGTCGCCACATCGTCATGCAGGCGATGCTCGTCCCTGAGCAGGCGTTGATGCACGCCATGGAGGCGCTTTCGTCAGACGGGGACGTTCCGCGACCTACCAGCGAGGCGGCGAGCAGGCTTGCCGCGGCGGTACCCGCTGCGTTTTTCCCGGAGGTGGGGTATCCCATCCAGCCCGCGTATGACCGGCTGTACCGCGAGCTTGGCCCAATCAAGGGGGCCTTCGTTGACTACGCGGCCATGCCTGGCGTGGACTTCATTGGGCGACCTGCCCTGCGAGGCGTGGAGCGAATGCGCTACGGCGCTGGCGCACGCACTGATCTCATCGACCAGGCCGGCGATGCGATTCGCCGCCTTCGCAACTCGCCCCAGGTGCGAGTTGAGTACGCACGCTGAAAAATCCGTTTGCGGATTGACGCACCGGGGCACTCTTTCCTCAGGCACCCCCTTTGCCGTCAGAGAGGAAAGTAATGAGCGACGAAGACATCCAGTCCCAGGTAGCGGAAGCCCCTGAGTCTGATTCGTCCCCGCAGATCGTTGACAACTCGCCTGATACGCAAGCGTCTCCGCAGCCGCAGGGCAGCGTGTATGACGCGTTTAAGTCGCTGCCTGAGTTCCGCGGGCAGGACGACGTCTCCATCGCTCGCAACCTGTACCAGACCTACCATGGTTTTGGTCAGGCCCAGCAGCAGCTCCGGCAGTACCAGGAGTACGCGTCGGAGTACGCTCGCAACGCCGACCAGTTCCGCAAGTGGCAGGCCGCTCAGCAGCAGGCCGCCGCTCCGCCGCAGCCGCAGAAGCCCAAGTGGTGGGATCCGCCGCAGGTCCGCGACGAGTGGAAGCAGTTCATCGTTCGCGACCCTGAGTCTGGCCGTGAGATCATCGCCCAGGATGCTCCGCTGGACGCGCAGGCCGCGATCAAGTCCTACCAGGCCTACACGGCGCAGTTCGCCAAGAAGTTCGTCACGGATCCGGAAGGCACCCTCAAGCCTTTCGTTGAGGACCTGGTCCAGCAGAAGGCCCAGGAAATCGTCCAGCAGCAGCTGGGCCAGTACACCACACAAAACTACGTACAGTCGCTGGAGCAGCAGAACTCCGACTGGCTGTACAACCAGGACGGCAGCGTCTCCAACGAGGGGCTCGCCATCCAGCACTACATCGATCAAGCAGCTCGGTCAGGTATCGCTGATCCGCAGGCCCGGTGGGTATTCGCCACCAGCATGCTGGAGCGCGACCTGCTGAACATGCGGTATCAGCAGATGATGGCGCCGCCGCCGATGCAGGCTCCGATGGAGCCGCCGGCCCCCGCCCCGTCGCCTGTTGAGCAGTCGAACATGCAGTTTTTGCGGGAGCGTGCCACGCGTGCGCCCAGCAGGAGCGGTGGGGCGACGGAGCCCAGGGCTCCCAAGCCTAAGCGTTCGTTTGAGGACCAACTACGGGGCCAACTCGTTAAGGACGGAGTGATCTAAACCATGCCCAGTACGACTGACTTCGCGCGTTCTATTGCAACGACCATTGTCAACTACCTCCGCGAGGAGGAGGTGGCAAGCCTCCGGCGTTACATGGTCCTCGCGGCCATCGAACAGCGCGGCAATGTTCGCATGAACATGGCTGGGCGCGGCGTTGAGTGGGAGGTGTCGTACCGGCTGCATAAGCCGACCGGGAACAACGGAGAGACTCCGCGTTCCTTCAGCCGCCAGAACCTCTGGAAGAACGCCAGCCTTGAGTACCGGGGCTATCAGGCGACGGACGTCCTGTACCGCAAGGAGCTTCTGGAAAACCGCGGTACCAGCGCGCTTATCAACGTCGCTGGCAAGATGGCCTCGCGTCTCCAGACGAGCATCGAACAGTACCTCGCGCAGGAGGTCTGGATCGACGGCAGTTCCGCTGGCAACGAGCTGCGATATCACGGCCTTGAGTCGTTCATGGGCGCCACCAACACGGTCCACAAGACCAACGGCGGTGACCGTGGTTCCGCCAGCGCCGATGATCCGTTTGCGTACCCCAACGACACCTACGCTGGGCTTTCGACGGAGCTGGGCTATTACGGCGGCTCGCAGCTTGAAGGCGTCTGGCCCTACGGCCGAGCCGAGAGCGAGTATGACTTCTACTCTCCGATCCTGGTGAACTACACCAGCAACTTCTTCGGCAGCACCACCTGGGCGGCCAACTGCATCAAGGCGCTCCGCGAGGGCCTGCACACGGCCAAGCGGAACGACACCAAGGAAGACGCCATCGACCTGATCGTCATGGACCGGAAGCTGTACACGGACTTCCTCAACGCGTACGAGGACAAGCAGCGGTTCATCGTCAGCAAGGAGAACGGCCTGAAGTCGCTGGGCTTCACCACGGTGGAGTTCGACGGCGTGGAGATCGGCACCGAGTACGGCGTGCCGGCCAACACGGCGTACGGTCTTGCGATTGGGAACGTCGAACTGTTGAACATGGAAGGTCAGATGTTCAACAGTGAGGGACCTTTCTACGACGAAATTTCCAACAGCTACAGGTACGTGGTAAGCACGCTGGGCAACCTCAAGTTCAAGAGCCCGCGGTCGTTTATCAAGTGGAAGAACTACGCCTGATCCCAAGGAGTGAAGAATGTCTCTGCTGAATGATCCTCCGTTCGGTCTTGGCCAGACTCTCGGCGTCGAAACGCTTGCCGACGGCGGCAGCTGGGTGGGCGCTCTCAAGGAGTTCCCGGACGTCAATCCCGTGACTGGTGCCGTGCGGTCTAATCGCCGCAAGCTGTGCGTCGCGGTCCGGAACACTTCTGGCGTCCGGCTGCTTCCCAAGCGGGTGGTCACGTGGAAGTCTGGCAGCTTCTCTGAGGTCAACGGCTACACCGCTGCGACCGACGCGGCCTCGGCCGGCGTGGTGGACGAGTGGCTGCCGGCCTCTGGCGTGGCGAACAACGATGTGTTCTGGCTGACGGTGCAGGGTCCGACGGAGGTCAAGCTGGGCCCCGGCTTGCAGGCTGCGGCTGACAGCGCTCTGGTGGCCCTCACTGCTGCGGCCAGCACGCACTCCACCACGGCGGGCCAGGCCCAGACGGCTGCTGCGACCTTCCTGCAGAACGGCTACATCGGCCGGGCGATCTCGGCGGGTACGACCGCCCAGAACGTCCTCGCCATCGTCAATCTCGTCCGCAGTTGATACTTGCCCTTTTGGGGGCTAAGGGGGGAGCCTCTGACCTGGGCAACTGGGTCAGAGGCTTTTCCTGTTTCTGGACTACGCAATGGAATCAGCCATCCCCAACCTGGAGTTCATCCGGCAGCTCATCGCTGAGGCTCGCCGGGACGTCCCCGGCATGGACATGGAGCGTCTGCGGATGGTGATGACAGAGGGATCCCCCATGGTGACTGAGCAGCAGGAGGACCGCTGATGATCAGGCAGCAGCCAGGGCGGCCGGGCGTTAACCCGCTGAGGGCTGGTGGGAACGCTGGCGGGCTTGAGCAGGGCTACCAGCAGCCGCAGGGCAACCAGCCCAAGGGCATGGACCTGTCTTCGTACTCGCCTGGCCGTGCCCAGCCCATCCAGCCTCCTTCGCAGGGCACGCCGTTCCAGGCTTACAACCAGCAGCAGAGTGCCCCGCGCTCCGCGCCGCAGTTTGGCGGGGATGTCATGTTCGCAGGCGGCACGCCGTACTTCAACGGGCGTCCCGGCCCCATGCCGCGACAGCAAAAGGCCGCACCGCCGCGAGAGACGCCTGCCGTCGGCGCGCAGCCGCAGGTGCCGTTCACGCAGTCTGCCGTGGGTGTTGGTGGCCAGCAGTTTTCCGACCCGTCTCAAGCGTTTGCTCAGCGCGACGCCCTGATCCAACGGATCAACGAGGCGAGGGCGCCGATGTTTGCTAACGCCGGAATGTACATGGGTGGCGCAGCTCCGCCCCCGCCCCAGCCGCTTGACTTCAACGCGCTCCTGGGCCAGGCGAACGAAATGGTTGCCGGTGGGTGGCAGAACCCGTTTGCCGCGCCTGCCCAGCCGTCCTTCTCCGGCCTGATGGCCCCGCCACCGGAGGCCTACTACCCCGGCGGAACGATGAACGACGGGTACGGCATGGGCCCCTTTCCCCGGCCGCGACCGAGGCCGTCTTTGACTGACGGCCAGGCTTATCCACTGCCGGCGTTTGGCTATCCCGGATTTCCGTCACAGCCTCCCATGGCTCCGCCGCAAAGCCAGCCCACGCCACTTCCTTCCCCGGGGCCAGCGCCCGGGTACGGCACGCCTCCAGAACGCCGCGGTGGTATCAGGACAATGGAAATCCGTGACGCCGACGGTGACGGGGTAGACGACCGGGACCAAGACGGCCCCGGCATGCCGCCGTACCCGCCGCAAGGTCGCTTAACGACAATGCCAACCGTCGGAAACCAATCTCCAGATCGCCGTCAAAGCCTCCCTCCCCACCTGAGGCAGGCGCCAGCCCCGGGAGAATACCAAGCATTTGATGAACACTACAGGCAGTGGGTAGCCCTTCAGGGCGACCGCGTAGCGAAGTACACGCCAGGGGAGCGTCAGACCGTCTATGAGCAGTTTATGTCCGGCCAACGACCGGACGGCGGACTGACGGAGAAGGCGCGCAGGGTCGCAGACACCCAGAAAACCCGCAGCGACCGCAGGGAGCAAGAAGTTAGCCGCTATGCGCCAAGGCTTAGTCCAGCGGCTGAGAGGTTCCAAGAAAAGGTCGCCCGCCGCACGGACCCGTCGCGACGCCAGCCGCTGCCGGCTCAGAATGAAACGTGGGAGAGCAGCCGGCAAAAGTCGGAGGCCCGGGCTGCAGAGTACGCGCGACAGCTAGCTGACTATGACGCGAAAAAGGGCCCTCGCCGCGAGCAGAAGGCTAGGGAACGCGCGCGTTGATCCGCAATTGATTTCGTAAGTGTACTACAGTACACTAGCACCCTCCCCCCAAGGTGTTCCATGCAGCAGAAGTTCAACGTCGGCTTTGTGACCTTCTCCTACGGCGGCAACGGCGGCATCTCCTCTGAGGTGCCCAACATCCGGGAGTGGATGGTGCCGCTGGTCGCTGATCTCTCCAAGGACTCACGGATCGACCAGATCCGCGTTTGGAACCTGGCGGACACGCCGATCACCATGACTCGCAACAGGGCGGTTGTCATGGCCCGGGAGTACGGTGTTGACTGCCTGGTGATGGTGGACTCCGACATGCACCCGGACGTTCACGCTGGCTCACTTGACGCGAAGCCCTTCTTCCAGACCAGCTTCGACTTCTTTGTGGACCACTACTCCAAGGGGCCATGTGTGATCGGTGCCCCCTACTGTGGGCCGCCGCCCGTGGAGTGCGTGTACGTGTTCCGCTGGAACAACATGCAGAGCCACAACCCAGGCCCGGACTTCCAGCTTGAGATGTATGACCGGCACACGGCTGTCAAGATGGCCGGCATCCAGGAGTGCGCCGCACTGCCCACCGGGCTGATCATGTATGACATGCGGGCGTTCTCGCTCACGGAGCCCAAGACGACGGACGACAAGCCGTGGTTCTACTACGAGTGGAAGGACCACTTCTGTGCCGAGAAGGCGTCCACGGAAGACGTCACCATGACCCGCGACCTGTCGCTCGTCGGCACGCAGAAGCTGGGGTACAACCCGGTGTACTGCAACTGGGATGCGTGGGCTGGTCACTGGAAGCCCAAGTGCGTCGGCAAGCCGCAGGTCATCGATGCCGCGGGCGTGTCGGCCAAGCTCAAGGACTGCTGGTCTGGCAACTATGAAGTCGGCGTCAAGCTCTGCGACCTCAAGGCCCCGGAGTGGCTGGACACGCTCAAGAAGCAGTCGTCCTTTGACGGTCTTGGCATGGAGCTTCCGGAGCGGGACTGCGACGCCATCCGGCGGATGATCACCGACTTCCAGGACGCCCACAAGCGGAATCCCGTGATCGCAGAGATCGGATCCTGGGCGGGGAGGTCCGCAATCCTCATGGCGTCCCTGGGGGCCACGGTGCATTGCATCGACCACTGGAAGGGCAATCAGCATGACGCCGGTACTGCCGGGGTGGATCCGGAGACGGCGTACCAGACGTTCCTCCGAAACACCGCCAGGTACCGCGAGGCCGGCAGCATCAAGCCGTTCCGCGGAAGCTCCGCCGAGGCGTCGGTGCATTTCCTGGCCACCGGCACGGATTTCGACATCGTCTACATCGACGCCGAGCATACGTACGAGGCGGTCAAGAAGGACATCGCCATGTGGCGGCCCATGGCACAGCACCTGATCGCGGGACATGACTACGGCGTCTTCCCTGGCGTGGGCAAGGCGGTTCGCGAGGCGTTTTCCGGCTGGCGAACAGCAGGCAGCGTGTGGATGGCTAATCCGTGAGAACCTGCGTCAAGTGCAAGAAGGACCTGCCGGACGAGGCGTTCCACCTTGCGTCTGACGGCAAACGCCACCCGCGGTGCAAGGCCTGCCGCACGGCCTACGAACGCAAGCGGCGAAAGCAGAAGAAGGATGACCGCCTTGATCAGATTGAGCGAGACGCGGTCGATGTGTTCTGCAAGGCCGCGAGGCTGGGGGGTGGGAATATCCCGCACAGCGCTGAGCTGCTTGAGACGCTGCTGGACTACATGGGCGGGACCAGGGGCTTCGCCAATCTGTTTATGAAGCAGTACTACGATAGCCCGCCGGGCGGGGCGTTCCGGACGAAGCAGCTGGAAACCATCGTCCGCCTGGTGACGAACAACGCCGCGATGGGCGGGGCGAAGAAGCCTCTGACGCTGTGGAGCGAGGAGGAGCTTGAGGACGAGCTGAGGGTGCGGCTGATTGAGACGGCCGCAACCCTGCGAACGATCACCGTCGAAGCCTTGCCGGAGGTCCGTGAAGAAGCACCCGCGCAAGATCCCTGATCCGCCCAAGCCTGACGGGGTGGACATCAAGGCCGCGCTAACCCAGCACACGCTGGGAGTTCTCAAGGAAGTCCAGGCCGAGCTAAAGAGCCGCCGCATTGAGGCGTTGCGGCTGTACGAGCCGATGCCACACCAGGACGCCATGCACTCCGAGCGATGCTCTGAGCGAATCATCCTTGGTGGCAACCGCAGCGGAAAGTCCCTCAGCACCTTTGTGGAGGACGCCCGCGCTGCAACGGGGCAGGACCCGTACGGCAAGTACCCGGAGCGGGATGGCATCCTGATCATCGTTGGCCGGAACTGGCCGCACATCGGCCTGGTGTGCTATCCGATGCTCTTCAAGGCCGGGGCATTCAAGATCATCAAGGACCTTGAGACGGGCGACTGGCGTGCGTTCCGCCCGTTGCAGGACGCTGATCGCATTGCCGAGGCCAAGCCGGCTCCGCCGCTGATCCCGCCGCGGTACGTGGTGGACACCTCCTGGGTGCTGAAGAATGCCGGCTACTGCCAGAAGGTCACGCTCGCCAACGGCTGGGTGATCAACTTCTTCTCGTCTGAGGGTGAGCCTCCCCAGGGATTTCAGGCGGATTTGGTCCACCTGGACGAGGACGTTTCCAATCCCGCGTGGGTGGGCGAAATGCAGGCTCGTCTCGCAGACCGCAAGGGCCGCCTGATGTGGTCTGCAATGCCGCACTCCAAGAACGACGCGTTGCTTGGCCTGTGCGAGCGTGCCGACCGCGAGGCCGAGCTTGGCACAGAGAACCCCATCATCAAGAAGTTCGTCTTCAGGTTTTTGGATAACGCCCATATCGACCAGGCTGAGAAGGAGAAGAACATCAGCCGGTGGTCTGCCCTGGGCGTGGACGAGCTTCGCATGCGGGCGGAAGGCGAGTTCACCCAGGACTCCATCCTGATGTACCCGTCGTTCAACCCCACGGTCCATGTCCTCAAGCGGGAGGATCTGCCAGGCGGCATACCGCCCAACTGGTGCAAGTATGTCGCTATTGACCCTGGCCACACGGTCATGGCGTGCGTGTTTGGGGCCGTGCCACCGGACGAGAAGTTCCTGCTGATCTATGACGAGCTGTACATTCGCAACTGCAACGCCCTGATCTGGGGCGAGGAGTTCGCCAAGAAGGCCCAGGACCAGCACTTCTACGCGTTCATCATGGACATGCACGGCGGCACGCTGCGCGACCTGGGCTCTGGACGCCTCCCGTGCGACCTGTACTCCGAACAACTCCGCACGCGGAACCTCAAGGCCCAGATGAGCGGCTACCAGTTTGTGCCTGGGTCAGACGACATCATTGCCCGTACGAACCTGGTGCGGCAGATGCTGCACATCCAGGGCGACGGCAGCACGCGGGTGAAGTTCCTGGAGGGCGGCACGCCTGAGCTGCTCCGGGAAATCAAGCGATACAAGAAGAAGGTTGTGCAGAGCAACAACGGTCCGTTCATCACGGACATGCCCAACACTCGCGGCGAGGTCCACGCCGTCCAGTGCCTGGAGTACCTCTGCGCCTACGAGCCACAGTATCACGCCCCCCCAGCGATGCCGGGCGCCGAGCCCTGGTACGTAAAGTGGCTGGCCGAGAAGAAGAAGCGTCAGGGGGATGACGGGCGTGGGTATGTCGTTTTGGGTCCTACCAGAAAGGGGTGATGCGTGTCCTACCAGATGCCTGAAGTGAGCGTGGGCGAGACGGTCCTGTACTACGTGCATGAGAACTCCGAGCCGATCATGGCGTTCGTCACCCGGGTGGGGCGTGTCACCATCGAATGCTGGTCGCTGTCCCCCGGGTACGGCGGCGTGGACCGCACCAGCGTCCACCACAAGGACGATCCGGCCCTGGAAAACCCCAACCTGAAGGCCTTTGGGGCGTGGTCGCACCGGCCGCGGGATCCCCGCATCTCCCAGCTCTCCGAGCGGCTTTCCGCCCTGGAGAAGTCCAGCGGGGGCAATAAGAAGTAGCAGGAATACCCATGGCCGACCAAAATCCGCTCCGCCCCATTGTGCGAGGGTGGCTAGACAAGATCGATCTAGCCCTCAAGCACAAGAAGCCGTTCCAGGACGACGCCGAAGAGGCCATGTCGTTCTATGACGGCGACAACGCCTGGATGTTCCGGAACGAGTACACCCGGGGCGAGAAGGGCTTTGTTAAGGGGATCGCCCCGCCGGCCTTCCGGATGACCGTGAACCGGGTTTGGGAGGCCGTCCGCCTCTTTGGGTCAGTGATTCACCACCGGAACCCTACCCGCAACGTCACGCCGCGGCAGTACCCCATTATCTCTCCGCAGATGCTGGGCATCTTCCCGCAGCCGCCGACGCCGCAGATGGGGCCAGACGGCCAGCCGGTGATTGGGCCTGACGGGCAGCCCGTCATGGCCCCGGACCCGGGGATGATGTTCTATCAGCAGATGACCCAGCAGACGCAGTTCATGTCGGAGAAGCGCCAGCTGATCTCCAAGCTGCTGGAAGAGTACCTGAACTACACCCCCAACGAACTGGACCTCAAGACGCACTCCCGCAAGGTGGTGGACGAGGCCCTGATCAAGGGAGCCGGGTGCTGGTTCACCGAGCTGTACCAGCCGCCCGGGTCCGACATCAGGGTTGCCGGGAGCTTCTTTGAGACGTTCGACAACGTCGTCTGGGATCCTGACGCCGACGACCAGGCGGACATCCAGTGGATCGCCCGCCGCCGCACGCACTCCAAGGAGTTTGTGTCCGGCCGATTCGGCATTCCCACAGAAGACCTCAAGGGCTCTGCGGAGAGCTACGATTCCCGTAGCAAGGCCGGCGACCAGGGCTACAAGACTCGCCAACGCAACGGCAAGTCGATGGACCTCGTCACCTACTGGGAGGTCTACAGCAAGGTAGGGTTTGGCGACCGCCTCAAGGACAGCGACAAAGAGCTGCGGGGCAAGTTCGACGCCCTTGGGCCCTACTGCTTCCTGGTGGTCTGCGAGGGCGTGGAGTACCCGCTGAACATCCCTCCGCAGATCCTGCAGGAGGAAGTGGACGAGACAGGCATCCCGCCATCGCTGTTCCAGGCCGCCCAGTGGCCCGTCCCGTTCTGGGCGGAGCCGGAGGGCTGGCCATGCACCATCCTCCAGTGGCACGGGAAGCCTGGGTATTCCTACCCCATCTCGCTTATCAAGCCCGGTATTGGCGAGCTGAGGTTCATCAACTACGCGATGAGCTTCATGGCGACCAAGATCGCCACCTCGGCCAGCACCATGATCGGCGTGGCCAAGGCTGCGGACAACGACCTCAAGGCCAAGATCCTGGAATCCGACGAGTCCGGGTTCAAGATCGTTGAGATCAGCGAGGCCATCGGCAGGAACGTCAACGACATCATCTCGGTGTTCAACCTGCCGGGCGTCTCGTCCGACATGTGGAGCATCATTGCCGCTGTTACGGAGCTTTTCGACCGCCGCGTCGGTTTGACGGAGCTGGTTTATGGCATGTCCAGAAACCAGTTTAGGAGTGCTGCAGAGGCTGTTACTAAGGCGGAACAAATCTCTGTACGGCCGGATGACATGGCCAACACTTTGGAGGACGCCTTGTCGTCCCTGGCCAGGAAGGAAGCGTTCCTGGCACGGTGGCTGGTGAACCCAGAGGACGTCGCGCCGCTCCTGGGTCCGATGGCGGCCCAGGCCTGGCAGATGCATGTCCAGGCCATGAACCCGGACGAGGTCCTGCGTGAGTTCGACTTCCGCGTGGAGGCCGGATCCGCCCGGAAGCCCAACAAGGGCACCAAGGTTGAGCAGATCAACCAGGCCCTCCAGATCATGGCTCCGATTGCCCAGGGCATGCTCCAGGCCGGTCAGCCTGGCCTGATGAACGCGCTCCTGGAGGACTGGGGCCGGGCCATGGACATCGACGTCACCAAGTACCTGATTCCGCCTCCACCTCCACCACCGCAGGAGCCGGCACCCAATGCAGGTCCCCCAGGAAGTCAGTGACCTCGGCTCCGACGCCGTCGAAACCTACACCCGCGCTCTTCCCTACGGAGAGCGATGGGCCCTCATGGTGGCCACGCAGACACCGCCAGGCACGCGTGGAACGGACAGGGCGTTCATGGAGGGCCGCTTGAACGACCAGTGGCTGGACGACATGCCCAAGCGTCAGGCCCAAAGGATTCTCAGCGATGCTCGTTCCGCGGGCATTAACCCTCATGGGAAGACCTACGTTGGCGGGCTGGCCGACCAGCGGGCCCACCGGGACCCGGAGGCGTGGGTGGATTCCACCGCCGACGTCCTGCGTGTCGCCAAGAAACGCAACCTGACGGTGGAGGGAATCGTCAGCCACAAGGGCACCCAGATCCCGCAGAAGCCCCCTGCCCTGAGCGAACGAATCATCCGAGACGACATCCGGCACTACCGCAAACTGCACCCCGGGAAGAAGACCGCTGAGCTGCGGGAAATGGTTATCTCCAAGCACGCCCTGAAGAGGAAGAAATGAACGAGATCACGCGGTTTCGCGACACCGTCGCCATCACGGCGTCTAGCTCTGCCAACACCATCACGCCGCGGATTGCATTCGGCAACTTCGCGGGCGGCTGTGTGGTCATTGCCGCGACCGGAGGTGCCACGCAGATCAACTGGCATGGCTCCGCCGCCCCAGAGGCCACGCCTGTGCAAATTTACGCCGATGGGTCTGCAGTGACCACTGCGCTGACGGTGGGCATTCACCCCATCCCGGACGCCTGCTTCGCGCTTCCGTTCGTTGCCCCCGTGGTCGCCGGTGCCACCACCTGCGCCATGACCGTCTGCGTCAAGGGTTAGCCATGCCCCTCTCCCCACGCACCCTCCGACCGGCGAGCAGCGGATTCAATCCCCGCCAGATCAGCGGCCTCGCGCTGTGGCTGGACGGCGCGGATGCTTCGTCTCTCTACACCACCGATGCCGGGCCGGTGACGCCGGTGAGTTCGCCGACGGAGATCAGTGGGTGTGCCTTGTGGTTGGACGCGAGCGATGCGGGCAGCATTACGGAATCCGGCGGTCTGGTCAGCCAATGGAACGACAAGAGCGGCAACCTGCGGCACCACACGGCGTCCGGTGCGGCACGGCCAACAACCGGCACTAGATCGCTAAACGGGCGGAACGTCATCGACTTCGACGGTTCCGGCAACTTCCTGACAGGCAACGCCGCATCGTTGACCATGTTCAAGAACGTGCCCTACGCAGGCGTGTTCATTGTCATGGCGTTCGACGCACTCAACAAAAACCAGTACTTCTTTGAACATAAGGGGCTGGGTGCTGGCGCGAGATTTCAAATCTTCCAGCAGCCGAACACCACCATTGTTCTCGGAGCGAGGCGACTCAACGCAGACTCGCTTGCAACAGTTACTACATCCGCTGCAACGACCAGCCCTGCTATCATCGCCGGGATCGTTGACTACACAAACAGTGATGCCTTTCTTCGCCGGGACGGGGCGAACCTAGCATCGTCAACATCGTTTCTGAATGATGGAAACACAGAGGACGCCAACAGCGACGGTCATACAATAGGCGGTGTTTCCAGCCTGTTGCTGGACGGTTACATCGCTGAAGTCATCGTCTACAACTCCGCAATCTCCACCGCCGACCGCGCCCGCGTCGAAGCCTACCTCGCCGCCAAGTGGGGCATCAGCGGCGTCCACGCACAGGCCACCGCGACCAGCGATCCGGTGGGGTACTGGGGAGACAAGAGCGGGAACGCGAGGCACATGCTCCAGCCAACAGGCTCGCTTCGCCCGACCGTTGGAACGCAAGGCAGTCGCACGGCTATCGTCCTGAATGGCACAACGCAGTGGCTGCGACAGGAAAGGACAAACTACCAGCGCAGGGGTGCGTTTATCGTCTGGAGGCGAACGGGAACACCTGTCAACTTCTCGTCGCCATTCGGCGCAAACAGCCTGACAGTCAACGCCGCAACGCTTGGTGGGGCGTCTTACTCGTCTTCTGATGCGGCAAGCCTGTCGTACTACAACGTCCCAAACTCGCACTACTACGCGGCAAACTCAGTCAACAACAAAGCAACCGCCGTTCGATACAACGCCGCCTCTATGGTTGTTGCCGATGCCAACAACTTCAACGCAGGGTTTCGCGCTGCCCAAGACACTGCTGCCGCCAACTTGGTGTATATCGAAACTTCGGCATCCAATGCGACCCACTGGGCGCACTTCGCGGGCGTGGAGCCATACGATCCAGCGAGGGGATACCCATGCCAACTGCTAGAAGTGCTGTTCTACAACAACACCCTGACGGCATCGCAGGTTTCACGCAT